ATCGTCTTCTGTGTTTTCAGCATCGCGGATTTCAGTAATCACGCCGTCTGTTACTACGATAGTTCTGCCATCTGGCATTACATGCTCGCCGTCTGGACTGGCAGCATCACCAACAGCCGGTTCACCCTCTTCACGCTCAACGGTGAGAGTATCGCCGCCCGCGGTTGTCAATTCCATGCCCTGAGTTTCGTCATTCTTGATTACACCCAGAGCCACGCCCAACGCCTTAAATGCCTGGGCTACGGTTTGTTTTTCCTTTTTCATTTCACTTTTGTTATTTGTAGGGTTTAACAAGTCAACACCTTTTGCCGAAATCGGAGCCAGGACTTCACTAATGAAACCTAACTGCTTTGCGATTTCTGGACCAAACCAAGAGGCTTTCGCCATCTGGTTTTCCAACGCTTCTGATTCCACGCCGGTACGTTCAACATAAACCGCCAACATTCTTGCTTTTTCCTGAGCCAACACAGCTTGAAGCGAGTTCAACGTATCAGCGTCCAAATCGCGAGCATAACCCGGGATAAACGGAGAATGAATCAGCAACTTTGCATGTGGGTACATTCTGCGTCTCTCTTTTGGAGCGGCCAGCAGAATCACGGTAGCCATAGAACCACACAAGCCTACAACGGTAGCGGTAATTTCCTTTCCAGATGCACGGAGTGCGTCATAGATTGCATAACCCTCGGTTGTGTCACCACCGCAAGAATGTAGCTCAATATCTACATGAGTATCGGTAGGCTCCATCCAGTCGAGGAACGAACGTACATCAGCAAAACTAACGCCACCCTCGCCGGTCAGGTAATAGCTCTGCAAGGCTTCTGCCTCGGTCTTGATTTCCTTATTGATAAATAATTTTGCCATCTTTATAAATCTTTTTGGCAAAAATACCTTAATATAAAAGCGAAGGGAATTACAAAAGAAGAAACCATTTCCCACCAAATCAGGAACTAAGGGGATGGCATAAAATAAAAGGATAAAAAAAGAAATAAAAAAAGAGGCTATCCATCACGGACGGCCTCTTTCAGCAATTAACAGCCAAAAGTCTGTGTCTATTTATTATTCTTATGGCAAGTTCCTTTTCAAAACTCCTAAAATTCGGTAAACAACAGATTTAGATTTCAGACTATATCGGTCTTTGCACAACTCAACAGCATATTTGTGCCCGTGTTCTGCTTTCGCTTTTTCGAAGGTCTCAACCATACCGGCACAACGTCCCAAATCGAGAGAAAGACCGTACATTACCATTATTTTTAGAATGGGTTTGTTTTGCGTTAAAAATTCATCTACCGTCATGCTATTTTGCGTTTTAATTATGCACAAATATACATATTTTGCAGCTGATAGACAAATAGTTAACACAAAACTTGTCATAAACTTGCAAGGCTTTCGACCTGGGCTACCCGCTTTTGTCCTGCGTTGATGTCAACCACCGAAACAACCGGATTTGGCAATGATGCAGCACCACGCATAAACGCACGGGCTAACATTTCTTCACCGGCTACGCTGTTGGCAGTCTCGGTCGCTTGTATTGGAACGCCGCCGCCAATCTGGTTGAAAGCAGACAACACCGGAGCAAACATAGAAGTCGCCGCCGCTGTCAAAACTGATTCACCGTTCGAAAGCATCGCCGGGATGCTGTCAGAGGTTGAAGTTCCTTCGCCGGTCACGGTTCCACCGGTTGCGAACTTTGCAGCCTTGACGGTCTTTGTAGCTGTTGCGATGTTGGCTAAGATGGTGGCTACCGTTGTTGCGATTGCAGCAAGGTTAGCAGGGAACGGTACGGACTGAGCTTGTGCAATACCCGCCGCCAAAGCTTTACCGGTATTTATGGCGATTTCAGCCAGTGCCAAAACCTTTGAAAGCTTCGCAAAGGCCGTGTTTTGTTCGCCCATCATGGCGATAGCATCCGAAAGACTGGCGTAAGCTGCTTTTTGAGAATCCACCTTTGCAGTAACAATGGCAGTTTCCGTTTCGGCTTTTGCTTTTTCCGATTCCATACGGCGGGCGTTATATTCCGATTCTGTTTCGCCCTCACGCTTTTTCAGGTTTGCAAGGGCTTCCACTTGCTGAGAGTGCAACAGCTCCAGACGTTCCAATTCGGCGGATGCCTGAGCCTGGCTTAGTTGTGCTTCACTGGCTCCCATTTTGGTGAGCTTTGCAAGCTTCTGGGTGTTCGCCATATCGAGCAAACCCATTTCCGTTTCATAACGGCGGGTAATCTCATCCGCCTGACGTTGTGCGGTTTCAGCTGCTTGCTGCTTTTCAAGGTCTGAAATCTGCTTTGCGTACTTTTCTTTTACCAAAAGCTTTTGTTCCTCAGTCAATTCGGTGTTTTGGAGTTCCATTTTCATTTGATTCTCCAAAGCCTCCAGTTTCAAAGCGTATTCCCGTGCGGTTCCCGATTCAACGGCTGCAAGTTTCAGTTCAATCGTCTTTTGTGCGGTTTCAAGTTCCTTTTTCAAGGCTTCATCGCCCAACTTCTGCAAATCGGCCTCTTTCTGGGCTTCCAGAGCTGCTATTTGGCTGTTAATCGCTTCACGGGCTTTAACGGTCAATTTGGTTTCGCGTTCCAGACGGATTTTGAGGTTTTCAATCTGTCGGTCATAGGAACGTTCTATTTCTGTACGCTGCTTTTCCCTTGCATCCGTTACGAGCTTCAAAAGTTCGTCTTCTGCTTTACGAATTTCAGCGGTTTCTGCGTCACGGGATGCCTGAGCCGCTGCCGCTGCTTCTTTCCGCAACTGGTTAGCCTTGTTTTGCGATTCCTTAGAACGTGAGTTCATTTCGGCCTCCATCTGCGAGACTTCACCGAATAGCGTTGCAAACTCTTTCAAGTCGTCAACGGTTGAGTTTGAAAGCCCCAGTTTGCTGATAGCTTCATCGGCTGTCACTGCACCCGCCGCCATATCCTTAATTAACTGGTTCGCTTGCTCGCTCAGTTCAATTTCACCCAACATGTTAGCCAGTTTCTTTTTGCCTATTTCAACCGCTTCACGTCCCAAAGACATTTCCAAATCAAAAGCCTTTTGGGATGCTGCAATACGTTCGTTTAGGCTCTTTGTCGTATCATCGGCAATTCTCTTTTGTTCTTCGATAACAGCACGACCTGCGGAACGTTTCATATTTAACATGGTTTCCTGCTTTTCCAAGTCTATCAATGCGGCTTTCAGCTCCCACGCCAATTTTGTTTCACGGGCGATTTCGTCACCTATCCCGGTCATAGCTTGCTTGGCTGTATTGGCAGCTCCTACAAAGTCACCAGAAAAGATTTTAACGACCGCATCACCAAGCAAGGAAAGACGGTCTATAATAACATCCACGAAAGTCCCAACGGATGCCATGGCTTTACCGAACAACTCAACGCCCTTTTGAGTCTTGGTAAACATCGCGATAAGGGAACCAAGCAAGACGATGAGCGCACCGATACCAGTTGCAGCAATGGCAGTCTTTACCAAACGAAGCACACCGATAAAAGCGTTACCGCCTTTCGTCACTGCCTCCCATCCACCGGCAAAGTCATGTTTCAAGGTCTGGGCAAACTGCTTTGAAACGATACCCAAACTCTGGAAGGTCATGCCGCCGTTCTTTAGCTCATAAAATGCGTGCTTGATTTCTTCGCGGTAATCACCCACGGTCATTTTCTGTTGTACAAACGCATCAGAATTTCGTTTGATGTAAGCTGTATTTTCGTCAATCTGGGCGTTTAGTTTCTTACGGAGATTGCCGTTTTCATCTTCTGCATCTGTCAGATTTCGCACGGCTTCACGCATTAACCGGTTAGCCTCCTGAGCTTTCGCAATGCTGTTTATTTGCATATTTAAAGCCATTGTTCCCTTGTTGACGGACTCGCTGTGCTGTTTCTCTATCTTTGCCGAATTGTCAATCTCTTTGCGTAATTGTTGACGGGCTGCAACTGAGTTGGAAACGACACGGCGGTTTTCTTCCATCAGAGTAAGCGTTTTTTTAATTTCTTCGGCATTGCCTTTTTCGTCTTCTTTTAGCTCTTTCAATTTAACGCCATAACCCTTGTATGTATCGTTCAACTGGTCAATCTTCTGTGTCAGCTTGACAATCTGATTAACGGTTTCCTCTACATTAATTTTAATAACTACTTGTTCTGCCATATCTTATTAAATTTTTATTAGTTCCGCGGTTGTTTTATTTCCTGAGTTCGTGAGTGACACAATGCCGAAATAGCCTCCAAGCTGTTTAATGTAAACCGGCACGGAATAATCGACATATTTCACGGTGATTTGTGACAAAAGTAGTTCCACCTGCACGACCTTCGCACGCTTGACCGCATCGGCCAGCGGTTGCCAACGTTTCAAAATCTGTGTTGGTGTTAACTCATCGAAGCTCAAATATGCGTCTGTGTCTTCGCTCTCCCCGGCAGGCTGTAGGCAATAAATAGCAGGGGCAACGCTTTCACGGGACCACTCATAAACCTTTTTTTCTTCGTCATATTCCACAGACCACAGAGGCCACCGACCACCGACCAAGTGCATAAACGGCAATTCAATGGCAGTCTTTTCCTTGTCGGCTGTTGGCGATTCCATCGGGAACGATGCAGCGTGCTTTTCGCCATCCTTGTAGGCTATCAGGTTGTTTTGTGCGAAATCACTGAAAGCAAAGTTTATCTTTTTCGGTTCACCGTTGACGTATTGCGACCAGTCCACTGCCTTTTCCTTGTTGGCTTCCAGAATGTGAGGCGTAACAAACCGCACAACCTTTGAACCTTCAAGCGGTGGAATCGGGAAGACACCGCAAATCTGGCAAAGAGCTTTGACGTAATTTATTTTACTGAGCTTTGGCAAATTGGCAGCTATCGACAATTCCATTCCGGCGGTAATCGGTGGTTCAGGATAATTGACAATCAGTTTGTCAATGTACACTTTCAAAACGTCTTGATTGGTACCAAAGAAGACGAAATAAAAGTCAGCTTTTCCAGAAGTTGAAATTTCAACATCTTCGTAGTGATAAACAAAGTTTGTTCCTTGCATCTCAAATCGGGTGTAGTCCAGTTTCTTGTATTCTCTGGAGCTTTCTTTTCCTTCATCGTCATATTCGACCACGCACAAACGAAATGAATCAATCCAGTAAGTCATCAAGCCATCACCTACCATGTGAAAAGATAGTTTAGCATCCCCCTGAGATGTGAGGTTAAAAATCTTTTCATCTGATACCGGGACATTTGCAACAGAAGTCGAAAAACCTTTAATAAAATACGCCGGAGCTTGCACGTGGTCCAGAACTTGAAAATAGCTTTCTTTTACGGACGCGTCAATAATACCCACGCCAGACACCGGTATTTCTAAATCACCCGTTCCAAGCTCAGGCAAAGGAATAGCCAACCGTTTCATAAATTCAAAGGCAGCTTCATCCACTTCGTAGGCAATGCCCGCCGAATCCAGACATTTTTTGAAAATCGTCCGGGCTGCGATGCACGGCGTAAACTGGTCGGTCGCTGCTAAATGGTATTCGTTCTTTTCGGCAAAATCACCGTTTGAGTGAGCGTGAAACATTACTTTTTCCATACATTCTGCGTATGTGTTATAATTTGGAACGGGTTTGCCATCAGTTGAACCGGTAAACGTCATATTCCCCAAATCCAAGTCTGCCAAATCTCCGCCGTCCTTCAAGGCTTCGAGAGAATCCAAACCCCATATTAACAGAAGGGAAAAGGAGCCACTTTCAATGCTTTGGACGTGACACGTGCCACCAAACAGAAACACGCCATTTCGGTAGAACTTGCAAGGGAACTTCATTCGCACCTGGTCCGAATCGGCTGCAACCTGGTTCCCAACACCGAACGCCCGGCGATTTTGCAACGTGTCGGGCGCGGTAATGGTGAAGCTATGGTTTAGCGTGATTTTAGATATAGGTGAAAAGAGATTGGATTTCAATTGTAAAGAAACGGAGTTATCCGGTTTCAAGTCGATTTCAAAAGACTTCTTTTCCCTTTCGTTATAGATTTCCAACTTATCCATTAGAGTGCTTTTTTGATTGTGAACTCAAAATTCTTTTTCTCACGACCGGCCCCAATCTTGTAGGTATTGGCCACTTTTACCCGTTTCCAAGTGTCGCCGATATAGGCTCGGATATTGTCAGCAAATACGATGGTCTTCAAGGCTTCACGTTGTTGGTTGTTAGCCCAAACATAAGCAAGAGTTATCGACTTTTCACCGGTCTTTTCTTCCCTTTCTTCGCCATTGGTGACGTACTTTTGTTTGCTCGCTCCATCGGTCTGGTTATCTACGACTTTAAAAGCTTCGTCATGCAAAAGCCCGTATTTATCAAGCCATTGCACCCGGATTTCACGGCCAGTGATTGCTGCATCTGGTTTCTTCCCGTAAATGACGGTAACGGGTAATCCATGAGTTTCGATATGTTTTTTGTTGGAGTTATACAACTTCACAACAACGGTAGTTTGCATCTGTTGGAACTCGAATAAGTCCACCAACGCAAAGAGCGTTTGAAGGTATTCCGCAATGTCGATTTCCAGAAGGTTGCGGTCTTGGTAAAACTCAAAATCTGCAATGTAGTTACTAACTTCAACGCGTACAAATTCGATTTCGGGCTTTTCTTTCCGGTTTACGGTAAGGATGCACGGGCTAAGGCAGTAACACAAGCCGTCAAGGGTTGCAAAAGAAACAATCTCTTCCGACACATCCGAACGCACGGAGAACGTGGTTACGTTCGTGGCATTGTTTGCAATGAACGACCGAACAAAGAGATATGAGCCATCTTCTTGCTGTTGTGAAAGATTGTACGCGACATTAAAGCGTGTTAGCTGTTTCCCTTCACAAATGCCTATAATGTTTTCAAGTGAAGTCGTGAAATCTATATCTTTATCGTAATACTGGCTTTGCCAAAATTCGCCGGTAATTGTACCATCGTCCAAAAGTTCTGCGACAATCATTTGCACGTGGCTGTAATCAAAAGCTGCTTGTTGGCCACTAAATCCTATCTGAGTGATTGGTAGTGCCTTGAAGTCGATTTCACCAGTTGGATATATGAAATTTCCTACACTTTCGACTGCAAGATAAGCCCTGCCCTCATAGGTTATATCTTCATCAAGTCCAGAGTGTATTGCTGAAATTCTCGTACCAATTTCGAACCCCAACACACGAGCCTTGTTTTGGTCGCTGAGTATTACAGATTTACGGCTATCATCAAAAGTCAAGAGCGTCAGGATTGCCGATGTGGTTAATTCGCTACCGAAACTATCGTAAACGACTTTAACCATAACCGAATAGAAACCCGGCTCAGAAATTGCCGCTAACGATAATTCGCCAGTTTCGCTATCATATTCCAAACCAAAAGAGTTAAGAACTTTTGCAGCATCTTCCGAAGTTTTTCCCATTCCAGAAGCTCGGCATTTATCTGGATAAAAATATAATTTTTGTGCCATGATTTAAAAGTTTAAATTTATCGTTTCGAGTTCTTTAATTACGTAAGCCCCAAGCTTTTCATGTAGCCGTTCAACCGTCTTTTTTATCTCGCTGCTGTAAACGTCTGGATTAGCCACACCGTTAAACGTTCTACCATGTCGGCGTAAGAAGGAACCTTCTGTTTCATGTTTGTGTAATATGGCATAGGTCACGCCCCTGGCTTCTTTCGGGTCCGCTGTAATCTTACGTTGCACCCAGGCATAAATCGGACAGAACGGCGGGCGATGATGCGAACCGATTTCCAGATTAAACAAACCACCACGAGAATAGAGCGTGAAAACGTTCGAATCATTTTCGATGTGCATGCTCTTTCGGGTGGCTCCGACATCCGCTTGCTCGGTCTTTATGATGTTGGCCGCGATGTGGTCTTCCAGTTCTTCCAGTTCATCAATTACTATCTGTTGGATTAGTCGGCTCATAAGCAAACAGCGTTAACGGGTGTGAGTTTCAACGTGATTTCAATGCCAGACAAACACTTGTCGAACTGCTTTACAATGGTAAAATATTCCAAGCTCGTTTCGTCAATAGTTTCAAAACGCTGTGTTTCGTTTAGCGATTTGATAAATTCCAGAGCTTTCGACTTCATTCGGTCGATTATTTCGCTCGTGTGCTCGCTGTTGACGGTCTTTTCGTCAATATCCAGAAACAGCAAGGTTATTTCCTGCGAATCCTTGACGGCCTCGTATCGGATTTCAAACGAGCCTTTTAATGCCGTCAGTTCACAAACTGCGGGTAGTTCGGTATCATCCGCACGAGTAAAGAGGTAGTTAACCTCTTTGTAGGTCCCAAATTTATAGCCCAAACCCAGACTCTTTGCAATAGCTTTAATTATGTCCATGTTATTTATTTTTACTATGATAAATTTTGGTCAATCTCTTTTTATATTCCGCCGTTTCATGCTCGATTTGTAGGGCTTGCCATACCTCCCACGCGGGCAACTGCATGGCATCCGCATAAGTTTTGCCAAATCTTTTTGAGGCGAAATCGACCAGCGAAATCGGGCCGCCAAATTCAGGCACGCCCGCCGCCTTTTCTTCATCGGAAAGCTCAGGGGATAAACTTTCAAAAGCTTCGTTGAGCTTTTCGACCGTCCTTTTGACACCCCACACAAGCCCGATTATTTCGGACGCGTCAAAGCTCGCTACCACTTCATCGGGTAGTTTGTACGGCATCATGATTCGGTAAGTTTCGAATATCAGCGCATCCGGGTTAATGTGCGATAGGTCCAGGTATTGCCCTAGCGTCATGCTGTCCGGATTTGGCACGGCGTGCCCGGCGATAGTTTCCGGGTAAGGCAAAGATTCCGCCCACGCCTCAAAGTTTTCTACATGAGGTAGGATGAGCAATAGTTCGTTTAACGTCCGTTTCATTGTCCTAATTTTTCAATTTCAGATTTAACGTTCTTATTTTCAACCTCAACCGTTACATTTGTACGAAGGTCGCCCGTCACTTCATTTTGAACTCTGTTTTTAAATTCACCGTCTGAAATGTTTATGAGTGCAAAAATCAAAGCTGCGGTTTCTGGTGGGATGAACTTACGGATTATTGTTTCTTTTTTATCACCGTTTGCAAAATATTCCGTTCGCCTTTCCTCAACCTCAAAGCCACAAGCACGCTTCATTAACGCTTCCTCTAATTGTGGCAGAAGTTTTTGTCTCGCCTCCTTTCGAGCTGCTTTTACTTCATCAGCAAAGTCGGGTTTCTTTGCTTTCCATTCGTAAAACTGGCCTTCTGACACGTCACAAGCCTGGCATGCCTCTTTGAAAGTAGAGCCATCCCGGATATGTTGAAGCAATTCATCTTTTATGTCGTTATACTTAGCCATGTTATACCTTAATTTTAAGCAAAAATAGTTCAGTCGTTATTTCACCGGCGATTTCTCAAATAAAAGCTATTCCCACTTTTGCGGGAAATGGTTTCGCGTCATCGAATTTGAAAATGTTCACCTCGTGAAGTTTTTTTCTATTTCTTGACAAATTCAGTCTTTTTTCGGCGAAAATCTTCATGTCGTGAAGATTGGATTTTTCTATTTTGGCATTAATTTGGTAATCGTTTTTGACATCGCTTTAAAGATTCGTATCTGGAAGACGACAAAAACGCATCCGATTTGCATCATTTTGGGTGTTTCGTATTTATCAGCATTAAAAACAACACGTTTTTGCATCAAATTTGGCGGTTTTAGGTTCGTTTATGGCATATCAAATCAGTATATATAATTTAACATTTTCGGAAAGTTATTTACACGCTCAAAAACACCCCCCAAATCAAATTTCAAATTTCCGCTTTTTTATTTGCTTATTCGTAACTTTGTGCTATAGAAATAAGATGAAAAGCGATTGATATTTAGCATATATTAACATATATACAAATCACAATCCCGAATTGTGGACTTTTTTTCGGCCATCTTTGCATTGTCGATGATGATGCAATAATTAGCTAAGACAAGTCGATTTTTTGATATATCCGGAAAGCTCAGGCTTCACCGGACGGCCAAAGCTATGCCGTTTTTTAGTAGATTATTAACTTATTAAATATTTGAGTATGTGTATTTTATCTGATTTATTTTTGAGTTTAGTCGAATGTGCGACTACTTGTGCCATCCTCGCATGGGCGATAGCCATGAGTGTGAGATACTACGACAAGATTGATGAATTGTGTCGGATTGTCTTTGGCTTTGGCTTGGATGATTAAGTTAACGAATATTAAATTTAAAAAGATGTTATAAAACATATAGATTAAAATTCAGAATCCCGAATTGTGGACGGAATTTCGACCATCTTTGCAACAGTGGAACAAATGAAACATTATTAATATATTAAATATTTTTTGAAATGAAAAAGATTCAAATTAGAAAAATCGAAATCAGAAACTTCAAGACTACTGCCTCGCAGATTATCGACAACATCCCTGACGGCGGTTTTGTTGTTGCCGGTCACAATGGCAGTGGAAAGAGTTCCATTCTGGAGGCGATTATGTTCTGCCTCGGCGGTAATGTAGAAGCTCAACGAGTGATTAACCAGACTACTAAAGCTCCGGCCTCGGTGTCACTCACCATTGAACATCCGTACGGCGTTGACACCTACACTCGTACATTAACCCCGACTCTGGACGCATCCGGAAAAATAACCGCTTCGACAAGTAGCTACGTTATTTCAGGTACGCCCAAAAAGAAGACAGAGTATGACATTTGCGTTAATCAGATGTTTGGTACAAAGGATTGGATGTACATGCTTCGCCCCGAAATGAACGCATTTAATAAGGATGCCCGCAATATATTGTTATCCGTGGCCGGTGCTCCCAGTGAATCGGAATTTTTGAAACAGCACAACCCGGCATTAGCTCAGGTAATCGGCACAACCTCTTTCAGTGACTTTGAAGCACGCGAAAAACAAGTGGTCCAGGCCCTAGGGAAAAAGATTGATGCCATCCCCGGACGTATCGAAGAAAATGCCGCCATGTTGCAAGAAATCCCGGAAATGGAAGACGAAGCCCCGATACATGCCCGTATTGCAGAAATCCGTGAAGTACTGAAGGGTGTAGACCAGACCAACGCAGAAAGAGCCGACCAATATAATAAGGTGGCTTGCGATGCTCAAAGCCTAAGAAATGAGGCCCAGAAGCTTCGCAATATGGCGGCTCAGAAGGTGGCAGACGCTAACAAGGCAGCTAACAAGCAAATCGAAGAAGCTGAAAAAATCTGCTTTGAGTGGCGACAGACCTTAAACGGATTTCTCCGTGAGCAAGACCGCATCAAGGCCGAAATGTCGGAAGCTCGACAAGACCAAGCCATGAAGGAAAAACAACTCGCAGACGTTAACGCAGAAATTCAAGTAATAGCTAACCAATGCCGTGAAATATCTGCACGCGTCCCGTCTGCCGATGGGCAGTGCTCCGTGTGTGGTGTGTATTGTGCCCAACTTCAAGCAAAAGGCATCGAAGCGGCAATAGCTGCCAACGGTCAGGAACTCGACCGGACCAAGCAGAAAGGCCGTGCAACCGTAGCCCAACGCGACAAGCTGCAAGCCGATTTGGATAGCATCGCGAAAAAGATTGATTCTTTGATGAGTCAAGAACACTCGATAGAAGCAAAAATCACAGCTTTGTCGCCTGAACCAAAGGCTCCGGAAAGAAAGGTCGTTACAGAAACTCCGGAATCTTTACACTTCATCGGCCAGGCGCAAGACCTTGAACAAACAGCCGAAAGACTCATCAAGGAAAATCGCCTTGACATAGCCCAGAAGCCTACCGAATTGGTGGAAGAGCTTCAACAACTCAACGAAACCTTGACCCGGGGAGCAGCCGCAAGACAAGCCCAGAAGAACAACGACAAGATTAACGCACGCATAGCAGAATTACGCGAAGACGAAAGCGCATTGATTACCACTCAGTTGCAGCACAAGCAGCATTTGGCGATGTTGGCACAATTCCATAAGGAATATGCTAACGAAGTAACCGGAAAATGTAACGATATTTTTAGAAATGCCGAATACTCTGTAATTCTGTTCTCGGAGAATATGGGGAATGAGCGCGGTAGCGTAGTCTTTCAACCTTACAAAAATGGTTCTACGAACTTGTCAACAGCCGAAAGTCTGATATTCGGCAAACTCTTCATTGAAAGGGTGTTAAGTGCTCATTATGGCGTTGTAGCTCCTATCTTGATGGACAATGCGGAGGGTATCGACAGCACTGAAAAGCTCATAAGCAATCATCAGGTAATTGCCACCCGCGTAGAACGTCACGAATTGACAATCACGAACATAGAATAATCAATATAATTAACATTTAGACCCGGACCGGCCTGGGTAGAGCCGGTGCAACATGGAAAATAAGACATACGAATTATCAGTAGTGGGTCAGCAGGAAAAGCGCTTTGAACTCGCAATGCGTACCGCTAAGGCGTACAATTCAAGTACAATGGTTCCAATGAATTACCGCGGCCAAGAAAACTTGGGTAACTGTGTGATTGCGTGCGATATGGCCGCGCGTATGGGTGTTAGCCCGATGGCAGTGATGCAGAACATGGCGGTCGTGCAGGGTCGCCCATCTTGGAGCGGTCAAGCCCTCATCAGCTTCGTTAATGCTACGGGTAAATTTACTCCGTTGCGATTCGAAGAAGTTGGCGAACCAATGAAGCTGGGTTGGAAAGTCCGTGCATGGGCTTACGAACTCAATCCGGACGGCTCTCATGGCCAGAAGCTCGAAAGCGATTGGATTACTACGGACATGGTAAATCAAGAAGGATGGAGCAAGAAAAACGGCTCCAAGTGGTTGACAATGCCGCGCCAGATGGCACGCTACCGTGCAGGTGCTTTCTTCCAACGTGTTTATGCGCCAGAGCTTGCAATGGGCTGTTTGACTCAGGAAGAGGCCGAAGACATCGCCCCACGCCCGGCCGTTGTGGATGGTGGCTACGCTGAAGAGGTGAAGGTTTCATTTGCAGCCCCACAGCCGCAGGAAAAACCGCAGCCGGAATCACAACCCACAGCCGCTCAAAAAACGGCTCACACCGCCCCAAAAGCGGGTCCACGCAAGGATATAACCCCAACTAACCCGGAAGACCTTTTTAAGTAATCAGAAGTTTAACACGGGGATGGTGACAGCATCCCCACAAAATGAAATACGATGAAAGTACAAGTAATAAACAGCGGCTCAAGCCGTAACTGTTACCTATTGACCGACTCGCAAAGTCATACTCTCATTCTGGAGTCCGGAACGGGAACCTTTGAGGATGCTTTAAAAAACATCCCTGACGTTTCAAAGATTGCTGCCGTGGTTATCTCACACAGACACGCCGACCACTTTGGTGACGTAGAAAAATGGAAGAAAGCCGGAATTAAAGTTTATGGACCGGATAACATGGAGCATGCCGAACAATTCAATATAGCATGTGCCGGTCAAATTCCTTTCTCGGTGATACCTCTTTGTGTGGAGCATGACCCAGGAATTTTGACTTTTGCCTTTTTCATCCGCTCGAATGTGGAAGGAAAGAACCTTTTCTTTGCGACCGATTGCTACAACTATAGCCGCATCATCGGAGCTTTGCCCGAACCGCTCGCTCTGGCGATGGCGGAAGTGAATCACGATGCCCATTTGTTAGATACCGGCAAATATCCAAAGGAGCTGAAAGAACGTGTTTCACGCAGTCATTGTTCTGTGCAGCGTGCATCTTTGGCGATTCAACAAGCTAAATGCCAAAGATTTATCTTAATCCACCCCTCCGAAAACAATTTGGACCAGGCAGCGGCATTGCAATATTTACGTTCCGAATTTTCAAATCGTGAGTTTCAGTTTGCAAAATCTGGTCTTGTAATTAATATTTAAATCTTACAACTATGGATGTTAAACGATGTATCAATGTCCGGATGTGGTCGGACTCGTGGTTTGAAGCGTTGCCACCTGACTTTAAATTAGTGTGGGTTTATCTGCTTTCCAACGAATACACCAACATGTTAGGCGTTTATGAGTTGAGTTTGAAACGTATTGCTTACGATACCGGTTTGGAAAAAGAAACCCTTTCAAAGGCTTTCGAAGGGTTTGCAAAGGATAAGAAAGCCTTTTATCTCTTTGACAAATGGGTAGTGCTTCCGAACTTCTTGAAAAACCAATCACTAAACCCGAATATGTTGAAATCAGCAATGCAGATTTACCGAAATTTGCCGAAAGAATTGAAGGAAATCGTATTGTTTGACGGTGAACAAACCTCTCGTTTAGAGATAGTTAAACCATCTGAAAGCATTTCAAAGGATACTGAAACCCTTTCGAACCATTCCGAAACCCTTTCGAAGGGTTCCCAAACCCTTTCGGAAAAGGAAATAGAAAAGGAAAGTGAAATAGAAAAGGAAAAGGAAAATATAAGAAGTATAAATACTTCTATGTCTTTTTCTGACGAAAACGACCCTGAAGAAGTTTTGATTCCGGAGGAAGTCGAAGATTTGGATATTAACAAAAGGGGAAAGAACAGCTATATCGACATCGTAACATTATACAATCAGATTTGTGTTTCTCTCCCTAAGGTTGTCAAGATTACAAAAAAACGGAAAAAGGCGATTAACGCACGTTTGAAAAATTATACCATCGAAGAAATAAAAAGAGCCTTCGAGCTGGCCGAAGAATCCGATTTCATGAAAGGCTCTAATAATCGAAACTGGATAGCCGATTTTGATTGGATGATTCTACATGATGGAAATCTCGCGAAGGTGTTAGAATTGAAGTATAACAAAAATAAAACTCAAAACTATGGCAATATCAAAAATATCCGATTTGTTGAACCAAACCAAGGCTCTACCGGACAAGAAACAGGAAATCAAGCCATTAGCCTTAACTCCGACCCAAATCTCGCTTGGCTTGCAGACATCCCAATCGGTTGTAAGTAACTGGGGAGGTACTGGAGCCCAACTAATCGCTGGACAAATGACACTCTCTGACATCGTACAACGCGAAGACATTCCAACGCTCGCAGACCTAAACCGCGTACATGGGAATAAAGCAAGTCTTAAGATTATTGCAAAACATCTGATGTCCGTGTGTCTCTTCGCCGGCGTAGGGTTAACGGAAGAACAAGCCGAGCAAACCGCATTAGTAATTCTTTCGGGGTATTACTATTTAAATCTGGCCGAACTCGCGTTGTTTTTCCATAGGCTGAAAAGTGGAGAACTGGGCCAGGTGGTTTATGGGAAGAAAATCAATAATCAGGCTATCATGTGCGCCCTTCATGATTTCGCAGCTGAACGCCGTCAAAAGATTGACCGGATAATCGCAGAACAAGCCCAGGCCGAAAGTCTGGAACGCAGAGCAGCCGGATATGTCGGAGTGGTCCAAAACGGCATCGAAGGACATTACGACAAATGCAAAGAAAGCCTTGATTACTTCCTTCAATCATTCCCCTTTCTTGTTGGTTCGCCTCATGCGTGTGCTTGGTGGGAATACTTCAAGAAAGACCGTGAAAAGGCTTTGAAGGATATTTGGTCGCTCGCAGACCCAAACAAAGCCAAATCAGCCGTTTTAAGCAACGATAAGTAAGTAATCACAAAGTAAAAAAAAGCCCGTGGAGAGGAGGAAAAGCACCAAAGCGGGCATAAATAGAATTAATCTTATGACACAGAAGAAAACATTTAAAGAAACATGGTTGCCGTTGCATCATTGCGCCTCAGATGCCCAAGGAGCACTCTATGAGGTTTCCAACTATGGGAACATTCGCAAGCGCACTGCAAACGGATATAAGCCAGTCAAGACACGACCAAATGCGGAAGGCTACTGGACCGTAAGAATCAAGAACGCATTGTTTATGCCGAAAACGTATTATCTCCATCGACTTGTAGCTGTCGTTTTTAAACCCAACCCCTTTGGGTTCGACACCGTAGACCATATCAACGGCGACAAATCAGTAAACGATATTTATAACCTCAGATGGGTAAGCCGTGGCACAAACATTTCTTTGGGCCATGCAGAAGGTAAAATAAAACAACAATACCCGAAACACCCGGTCAAACTCGAAAAGGAAAATCGCTCAATGGTTTTCGAGACAATGAGCAAGGCAGCAATGTTTTTGGGTTGTAGCATCCACGCTATCCAAGCCGCCAAAAACGGCCATTACCGCCCGAAGGGGTGGACGGTCACAAGCCTGGTCCCGAAAGAAGTGAACGGAAATTTGTTTACAGATAATGATTTTTAAGCTATGGAAGAAATAAAAAGTATTTTCGACACAATCACAAAGACATGCGTAGCATGCGGTCAGACAAAGACCATACGAAATTTCCCTCTAAATGAGCAAAAAAAAGTCGCTGAGGGTGTTAACATCGCAGATTTGGTTGGAAACGTTTGCAAGTGTTGTGAAGCCAAGCCCGCGATGCAGTTGAAGGAAAACCGCCTTGCATTGCTTCGTGAAAAGATGGCACGCTACAAAGCTAATGAAATGGCTCGCCTTGAAAAAATCAAGAAACGCGAACTGGAAAAGGAGCTTGCCGAAATGAAACGACAAGAAAAGGCCGAAAAAGTTAATAAGTCTTAAAGCCGTTGCAAATGCGTAAGTCTTTCCCTACTTTTGCTCCCGATTAATAGTATTTTTAACCGGGAGTATTATTTTGTAAAACCCGGACTTTTATTGTAAAAGATTAAAAATCAATACATTACTAACCTTTTCGTAATGAGCAAGTCGTGGGTTCGAGTCCCATTTTCGGCTCTCATACAAAATAAACGGCCTGTTCTCGTCAGAACAGGTCGTTGTTGTTTCTACGCAGGTGGATGAATGCCTCCGCTCTCCCGCACCGGAATTCCAAACCACGGAATTTCTCCATCGGGCCGTGCCAATCGTCGAACAATGGCTT